CTGTGATTAATAGTGTCACTCCAATACCCGTCATCATTTTATTCTCCGTTCAATTTCTCTGTCAAGATACCACCGTGCCTTACGTAGATCCTCAACTGCGTCATTCTTAAGGTCGGCGCGCCAAATGTATTTCACTGCGTTGCCCAAACAAAAGCCCATGTGCTCGGTGATCTGTATACACTCGACGCCGCTGGGGTGCTCTGTGTAGTGCTTAGGCTTGTTCACTGCGTCGTGCATTTCTCATCTCCCTTATGTGTGTTTGCATCGTAGTTACCTCGTCCATTGTCTCGCACTGCCAGACACCCATCAACTTCTCAAACCGGCTGTGGCTTATGTCAATATCTTCGACGCCCATCAAGGTTTCCATTATGTACTTGTCATTGTATAAATACTCCACAATAAAGTGACTCACAGTTTTAGTTCCTTTCTAATTATCTCCACGCCCTTGGTAAAATGATAGCGCCAATACTTTTCTGTTACGCACACGTCTGTGTACGTGAGCCCATCCAAGAACGAGTCAATAATAAACTTTTGCTTGGGTGGCAACTTTTCTGCGATAAGTCGGCGTATGTCAGTAATATCCTCCGGGTCCCAGGGTAGCCAGCCCTCGATGATGCTAGACGATACGCCCTCTGTCTCGTCTTGCTCGATAGGGTCCGGGTCTTCATCGCTGAGTCGCGGGGCCGTTGCGCTAATTTTGTATACTGTTATTTTTCTCATACGTAACTATACTAATGCAAAATTTAGGGCGTTTAGCAGGGCGTCCTGCAAATTTATTTTTCCGCCCAATACCTTAATTACCTGCTCGTCAATGCTGCCGGCTATGGTCAAATGATGTATGATAACCGGTTTTTCTTGGCCTTGGCGGTATATCCGTGCGTTGGCTTGGATATAGTTCTCACTGCTCCACGGTAGGTCATACCAGACGGTCTGCGCTGTCTCCCCTACGTTGCACTGTAAGTTTAAGCCAATCCCGCCGGACTGGGGGTGCGCCAGTAGCATGCGGATCTTACCGTCGCACCATGCTTGGATGTTGTTATCGTCTAGCACCACCGCGTGGGGAAACTGATCTTTGATCCTTTGCAGTGAGTGCTTAAAGTGGTAAAACACCAGCGTGGGCGCCGAGGATTCCTCCATAATCGACTCGAGGTACTCCAGCTTGGCTCGGTGGACTTCCTGCCACGAGCCGTCCTCTGCGTAAACTGCGCCGGATGTAAACTGTAGCAGCTTACCGGCTAATGCTGCGGCCGTTGGCGCGGTAATTGTCTCCGTCCCAATACTGGCCACCATGTCCTTCTTAAGCGTATCGTATTGTTTACGCTCTGCCGTGGTTATGTCTATTTTGTGGTACAGCTCGGTTAGTTTTGGCAGCGTCAAATAATCTTCGGCCTTTAGGCTAAAGCAGATATCCACGATTTTGTCTTGGATTACTTTATCCATGCCCTTCTTTATCCTCCAGCTATATACCACGCGCGTGTGGCGGTTAAATTGGTCCGGCTCCATGTACTTATCTCTGAACCGGGTCAGGGACGTCTCCAAACGGCTCCCTAGGTCCAATATACCCACCTGGGACCAGAGATCTCCAATGCCCTGGGGGGTAGGTGTACCTGTGAGGATTAAACGCCGTGAGAAGCCCTTTAAATGCTTCCTAAGGGCCTTAAATCGCTTGGTGCTGGGGTCCTTAAACCGGCTGGACTCGTCAATCACTAGGTTTTGGAATACTGCCTCGGGCTGTTCCAGTAGCCAAACCAAGTTCTCAAGATTGACTATGTACACGTTCGAAGAACTCGCGAGCGCTGTTAACCGTTGAGCCGGTGTCCCGAGTATCTTTGCTATCTTTAGGTGTTGCAGGTGCTCCCATTTTTTTGCCTCCGTGTCCCACACTGTCTCCGCCACCCTCTTTGGCGCTACGATAAGAGTTTTCCCCTTGAGCTGCTCCGCGATAATCGTTAGCGTCGTCGCTGTCTTCCCAAGGCCCGGCGGTAAAAACAAACCCAAGCTGGGAATCGTCTTTGACTGCTCGATTAGATTTTTTTGGTACTGATGCAAGCTGTTCCGGTCTAACATTTTTTTCTACTTCCTTTTCTTTTTCGTATAACCAATCCGCGACTTTGTATAGTTCTTTGTATCCAACGTCTTGTTTTATCGTGTTTGCTAGGTCACTAATAATACAGACGTTACCCTTAACATAACCATACTCCGGCTTTATCTTGTCTAGCGATGGGGAGTTTGCCGATCTTTTGTAGTCATCGCCAAATTCTCCCCACGACAGTTCCATGTCAAATATGGGGCACCTGTCTGTCTTGATTGACTTAAGGTACTCGATGTCAATATCAAACGGTAGCTTATCGCGCCGGGCTCGGTGGAGTGCGTTTTTGTACATTATCTCAATGTGCGCGTCTTCCTTAGTTTTGCTGTTGTATACGCCCGGGTACCAGCGTTTATTATTTGCCCAAAAATATCCATAAAAAATTCTGCCGGTCGGATGGTGAAAATCTCCGTGCTTGTATTCGGTTGGTTTAGGTGGTCGCTTCACGGATAAATTCCTCAATGTCTTCGTACGATCGTAGTATGTGTACCGGAAAGCCGGCCTCGCCGAGCTGGTCAAACACTAATACCTGCCTAGGCGACAGGTGGCCGGTCTCCGTCTTTAGCTCCACCAAGCGGGCCTGATTGTTCAGAAACACGATCCGGTCCGGTACCCCCGCCACGGTGGATATCCATTTGAACGTTAGTCCCTTGCTTTGTGTTACCTTTTTTACGAGATATTTTTCGATCTGCTTTTCTAGCATTGTTGTTTTTCTCCGCCATCGTTATCTTAAACAGTTGCCGTACCAGTGACTCGCTAAGATATGCGCGCGTCTCCCCCTTGATGCCATCATCCTCACCAATGTACTCGGCCAAATGATCAATTGCGTGGCTTACCTCGTGCGCAATCGCGCCGACTACCTCGTCGATGCCGTCGGTAAGCGCCTCTAAATTAAACACTAAGATAACCAATCCGTCTTGGCCATCACCAATCAGGTGCGTCTCTGCTACGCCGATGTCTAATGCCTCGGCCTTCATGGTGACCTTGTGGTCCTTTAGGATTTGCTGGAATACACTGTTTGAAAAACAGACCTTCATCACATCAGGATAAAAGCCGACGTCTAGCTTGTAGTAGTCATACTTTTTCATTAGTGCCTCGTTTTCTTTTGTTTGTGCTCTAGCATATCAATGATCTCAGCTTGTTCTTCTTCAGGTAGCTCGTCTACTGGTGTGGAGTAATCAACGATCTCGCCACTTTCTGCTAGTTCAAAAATACCAGCAACAAATGCGTCGAGTTCTTCCTGTGTCAGGTCTGAGTCTTCGGCAAGCTCATCAAACACACCCTCGTCAAACACTACACTAAACGGCGGCTTCTTTGGCATTTTTCATTTTCTCCTGTGCAATGTGTTCTTTTAAAATAGATATGACGCCAAGCTCAATTAGCTTGCCCTTGGTGTAGTCGTTTAATTCCACCTCACAATTAGCCGAGCCGTCCTCGTTCTCGCTCAGTGTTTTGATGGTAAATCTAAAGTTTTCTTTTTTACGTTTCATTTACACTGCCTCCTTTGGGAATTTTTCCTACAAATGTAACTACAAAAACTAATCTTCTTTCTCCGTAAGCACAAAATTTATGGGCGTGAGGAGTATTAGAAAAGAATACAGCTTTATATTTGGTGGGGGTAATAGTTTTTAGTACTGTTAATTTATCTTCACTAAAAAGTATAGTTTCCCCTGCAGTCACGTCATTTAAGTAAAGCAAAAAATTATTGTGCTCAAACTCGTGGTCAGTGTGCACCCCTGTCATTGATTGTTTTGAATGGTGCGTTGCGTTAACTGCTGACCTTAGCACTGTATTAATTTCTACCTTGTTATTTTTTGCTATCTCAAAAAAAATATCTTCCATCGCCTGCATTACTGCGGAATTTTTTTCTCCCTCCACTGGCACACTCTCGTCACCGTGTCTTAATCTTAACGTGTGGCAATAAAACGAATCTTTAGATTCTTCAAATGGGCTTAGAAGCCCTTTGTGAAAAAACCATGGCAAATTGATTGATTCAACAAACTCAAAAAGTTGTTTTTGACTTTGATTGGGTTGAAACGAAGTCTCTAAAAAATTCATTTTATTCCGTGCCTTTCTTCGATTGCGCGGGCAAACGCAATTATGTCGCCCTCGGTTTGCATTCTAATTCCCGTAATCTCTTCATTTGTAAGGGGTTTTGACTTGTAGACTCCGCAAAAAAATGGTTTTGGCTCCGTGACTACGGCGTCCTCATAGCCTGGTTGCCAGGGTGCCTCTGCTACATAGTTTGATTTCATTTTTTCCTCGTCATGTTTAATTATCCACTGTAACGCAAGAGTCAATGTGTTAAATGTTGGTGATTTTATTAACTCATTTTCCCAATAATAACTAGGCACATCGGATATTTGCCAAGTATCTCCAACCCATTTAGCGGTTTTTTCATGGATTGTTTGTAGGTTCATTTAATGCCATGATATTCTTCAACTGTTCTAACAAAGTCACGCATGTTCCACATCTGATTAGTCTTATTCATATTGATAACCATTACACGAATCTCTTCCTCAGTCATTGGTGTGCGGTTTACTGCGTCTTCGTACTCCTGTACTGTGCGGTACATATCATCTCCTAAATTGTGACTTTCTCATCGGGCTTGTGTGCCATCATAAACTCAGCGTACTGCCACGCCTGTTCGGACGCGGAGCTTGGTGACTCCCCGCGCGCCACTAGGCCCATTAGCGCCAACCCCGCAAAAAACATTAACTCATCTTTGTTATCCATCAATATCCTTCCGTTTCAAATGTTTCAACTGATTTTAAGTACTCGCCGGCCGATGTGTTAAACCGTATGCCAAGGTAAATTGGCACGCGCTCGCCATCTGCTCGGCTCTCGCCTGTCTCGATGCGTTTCTCTTGTGTCGCGGCCAAGAACCTGCGCTTAAACGACATCTCCGACCCGGGGGGTAGGCTACGCTTAACGGCCCACCTCTTCCAGCACAAGAACACGTCGTCCTTCTTAACCTGCGAGACGGGGTCAAACACGAACGTGTCCTCAACGAACGAGTTCAGTGGGTTACCTAATTGCTCCATCAACAATAACAACTGCTTGCCGGACTGTGGTTGCATGAAGTGCCCGCCACGTGACAGTCTGCGATCAAGTCCTGCCATTGCCCAGTTAAATATACCGGCCAGCTCGGTTGATAGCTTGTTGAACAGGTCGGTGTCCTCCTTGTCGTAGAATGACTTGTTCATCTTAAGCACCAACATACGTCCGGTGAGCGCGTTACTGTTCTCGGTTAACTGCAACGCCTCGTTCGAGTATACGATGATACGCGTCGGCAGATAGCCCGACCATGCCTCTTTATTTTTGCGATTAACGGTGACAGTATCACCACCCACAATACGCAACAACTGGCTAACGACAGCGCTACGATTACGCTCAGGTGCACGAGCGTCAGTAAATGAGGCAAGGGGTTTTCCAAGCCATGGTTGTAAGCCAAATGTATCACAGAGCTCCTCCAATTGTGGTGCGACAGTGTTGTGTTGCCCAAATAGCGAGACCAGCACCTTGTTGATCGTGCCCTTACCGCTACGTCGCGGACCAATTATGTTAAAAAACTTTTGCTGTCTCGTGTCTCCCGACAGGATGTAGCCGAACATCTCCTGCAGTGCGTCAATCGACTCTTGATCATCGTCCCATATCGACTGTAAGAACGCGTCCCACTGCGGGCAGGTCGCGCTATGATCGTACTCGAATGGTAGCGAGTGCTGTGTAAAAAACCCAAGCGAGTGTGGCAGTAAAATCTTATCCTCTAAATGGAACAAGCCATTCTTGACGCTAATCAACTTCGAGGCGTCGGGTTTATTTGCCTGATACTCTTCAAACCAAATCGGTGGCTTAGTATTAGACTGGTTTGCAAGGTGCACGATCGACTTAATAGCGTCCATGGCGGCCGATACACTGGCAGGTGACGGATTAAACGGAGCCAAGGCGCCACCCTTGGCAGGTTTCTTACACTTATCAAGGAACGAGTAGAGCCTCGATCGGATCGTTGCCTCCTCGATGATCTCGTAGTGCGTGCCCGCGTGTATGTAAAAGTCTTCCGCGTAGTGCACTAGCCGGTAGCCTTCCTCCGCAGAGTAGAGCGCGTCGAGAAAGGTGCGTGCGTGATTCATAGCGCCCGAGTCGAGTATTATCTCGCCCCGAGCAAGCGAATCCGCCCTCTCTTTCTGATTGACCTTAAATATAATGCTCCGTAGAGTCGCGCCACCACTCTTGAACGTGCGCCACTTCGACTCACAGCCGTTTGATGAGTACTTGCCTGACTGCGCACTCCACCGATCCCACAGCTCGCAGGCCTCGACATCCCCACCAAACTGGTGGAAGAGAGCGAACCCGACGCTTAGCCAGTCTGTGTACCCGCAGTCAGGGTCGAGCTTGGTTAGTAGCTCGGTCTCAACTCGGTGCAGGTCGTAGCCTTCGACTGGTGGCACGTAGTCCGCGAACGCGTCGCCTGTTACGTGCAGTGCGCGCTCAGGGATGAACGCCGACAGGTCCTGCGCCTCGGTTGGTATCCTACCCCCTAGGTAGTGCCCCGTCACTGTAAAGAACCTGCCCTGTGGGTAAATCTCTAACCCCTGTGAGTGGTCGACGTGGGCATGTGCTAGATCAGAGCGGGTGAATATTTTGATGCCAGTGCCGGACGGGCTGACCTCGTGGTAGCCCTCGAGCTCGTCGGATATATGTTGCAGTGCATCATTTGTGAAACGCGCCGTGACGTGGTCAAAGCAGTCGTCCAAGTCCACGCCGATGAGGTTGTCTTCCGATGTGAAGACAAACCCGATACCTGCAAACTTCTCGGGGTCTTCCTCGTAGGCGTGCTGTGCGGACGGAAAGTCTGTCCACGTCGCGGGGTTGGTTGACGAGGCGGGTTGTCCACTGACCTGAGTAGGTAGCTTGGACCATCTCTTGTTGCCCTCGTCACCTACCTCGACAAGTCTCCACAACACCCACCTTGGGATGCGTTTAAGCTCCAAGGGGATCGTGGCAAACTGCACGGGTAAGCAAATTGGTTTATCTGTCATAGTTTCCTTTCTTCACACTTACTAATGCAAATTTTTAGGTGCTGATATTCCACAATGTGAAATGAAATGCGCTAAGTCCTTGATGTCCGACGGGCTTGACGGGGTAGCGGGGGTTACTTTACTCTTTTTTACATTTTTAAAAATAAAAAATAAAGATAGAGGTAATACCTTGTTTGACCCCCGCAACCCCCGCAAGTGCGGATATCCTACCAAAAATGATATAAGAGGTGCCCTCCTATATAACAAATAGCTATAAGCAAAAGGATGGTGCCGTACTTGTCGTATTTCTCAGCCAGTGGATCAAAACCCAATAATCTTTTGCGGTATTTCTTGCCAATGTCCTCGCCCCACTTCATTGCGCCACCTCGTAGTCCATGCGCTTGGCCATGTTGGTTGCCCACTCCCTAAACTCTCGGCGGTTGTCTGCCGTCTGCTCGTCGGATGGGTCCCACATGGCCTGAAATTGAAAGCCACCGAGCTCATCGTAAAACTCGATCTTTTCTAGGTTGCCGTCTTTGTCCAATACGTCTGCTGGTGTAACCCTCATTTTTCCTCCTTGATTTTATGTACAATATCAGGCACTTTGTTGCCACGCTCTTCCCAACTGTCCTGCGTGCCGTAGTCGCCCCTGCTCATGCGCATACGCTCTTGATTTCTGAACGCAGGCTCAATAGCAAGCCAACTCAAGAACGCCTCCTTGTACTCTAACCACTCGTCGTTTTGTACGAACAGGGGGTGGTTTAGCCCCACTACGTCGACGCACGCCGAGTAGTCGGATAGCGGCACCCAACTGTAGTTTTTGCTTGGCTTGACGGCGCCCAGTCCGACTCGGTCACGAGCCCTGATAAAGCGTGCGTACGCTCGCTGTTGTATTTCGTCTAGTTCAATCATCTAAGTGCTCCTCGGTAAACTTCTCTTGGTTAATGTAGTCAAGTGAGACTGGCTCACGCGCGATGTACCCGTGCAACTGGTGCACCTTGCTCTCCGTTATGCCCATGATAGACGCCAACTCAGACGTCTTGGGTTTGCGCCCTAATACTTGGGATAGCGAGCGCTCAGTGTAGTTTAACTTCTTGACCTGCTCCATGATGTTGATCGGCAGGCGTATGATGTTTGCCGTGTTGTCTAGCTGTCGGCGCACTCCCTTGAAGATAAACGTCTTGGCGTAGGTGGCAAAGCGTGCGTTGTTCTTAGGCACCCACTTACGTCCTGCGTTAAATATCTCTTCGTTGCCCATGGCGATCATATCCTCCACGGGTACCTTGCCGTGGTTCCATGCCGTCATACCACGCACGACGTAGACCACAAAGCGCAGGTTGTGCCTGATTAACTTCTCAAGCGCACGCTCGTCGCCCGCTTGAATCTTCTTGGCGAGCTCGTGCTCTTCCTCGACTGCCAACGGCTCGATGCCGTACAGTGATTGCAAGTAGTCACTGAGTATGTCATTTTCTTTCATAGAGCCCCCATGTAAACTTAAGCAGGTTTCGTACTTGCTCGGGAATGAGCAGGCATACGCCAAACAAAAACCACAGGATGGTGGGTAGGTCAATCAAACCCTCCGCCATCCAGTACCCTGTGATCAATACAATAAACCCCCCGATAATATTCAAAATGGTGCCTCCCCTAATATTAGTAATGCCTGTTGGTAAGGATTCGATTTTGGGACCTTTGGCAGGGGCTCTAGGCGTGTTTCGCCAGTAAGGTAAGGGGTAGCCTCCACCTTACTAGCAAACTTGCGTACGGCCCCGCCAAACTCGTCAATCAGAATGTACTTGTAATTGCTCATCTTGATCTCTCTTCCATTCAATCCACACCTCGAGCAGGTTTCTCTCAGGGGGGCGTGGTCTAGTTAGTATGTCGTTGATAAACTTCTGCTGTTCGGCAGATTGGTAGTTCAGGTAAGCCATTGTTTGTAGTCCGTGCATTATTTTCTCTCCTCGTAGTCTTTTACTGCGTCTTCAAGATTACTAAAATAGTGACCCCATGATGTTGATTTGGGGTCGCCCTCAAAGTAGCGCCATGTTACAAATGGCGTTACCTTACTGCGCCACGTTGCTAAGATAGCGTTGTCGCTAAACTGGAGCACAGTGGCGCCATTGTGTAGCACGTCACCGATCTTCATATTACACCCCCAGTGCTTTGACAACAACTGCGTCGATTGCCTTTACTTCTGTTACTTGCTTGACGAACTCGTCGTTGCTGAGTTTGCGCACCAGTGTTGGACTGATCGTGGCACGATCGTAGTGTTGCACCTCGGCAAAGAACTTAGCGCCCTCGTAGGTGCCTACGCCACGCTTGATGAGCTCTGCCTTGAACTTGCGTGCTGTTGCCTCGAGCTCGTCGATTGCCTGCTTGACTGCGCCCAACTGGTCGACGATGTCGTCAGTGCGTGCAGGTACTGCTGTAAATGATGGTACGTTAATTGTGTTCATAATTCCTCCTATTGAAGTCTAATTTTAATCTACTTTGATGTTCTGTGTCAACTACTTGTTGCTTAATTATTTTGATTGCTTTGCCTAAGTGGTAGCGCCATTTTTTTTCTGTTATTTTCATATTGTGAAATGTTTTACCAGCCAAAAAGGCATCAACAATATTGCGTTGTTCTCCTTTTAATTGGTGATCAATCAAGTAATACATTAGTAAAGTGTTGGGATCGGGTACCTTAACGTCAATTGGTGGATCGTTAAAGTAATCTTCCTCAACTGGATCAAGAGCCTCTTCCCACAATTTCACACTGATTGGTTTATGTAGTCTCATTATCTTTTCCTAAAGTATATCTCAATGTTCTTAGAGTCGGCGTTAACATACCCGCCAAACCCTTGCTCTACCATGTAGTCGTCTGCCTCGTCCTCGGTAGCAAACTCACGGGTGTCGTGCACTGCGTGGATCAGCGCCACCGGATGATAGTCGTCGCCCTTTACAAAATCACCAAACTCTATGTTGCCAAAGTAATAGAATGCCATGGTTATTCCTCCTCTTTTATCTTAATCTCAAAGTTACTCGGGTTGTCATACCAACGATTAACAATATCCCGTGCGTCTTGGTCGTCGTATGCGTATATCAATGGTTTTGGATCGCCGTCGACGATCACCTCGTATAGTGCTCCCATTATTTTTCCTCCTCCTCTACTACAACGTTAATCGTGCGCAGTCCCTCGAATACTTCTACAACGTCAAACTCGATGCCTGCTTTTTCTAATAGGTCATACAATTGTTCTGCTGTCATATTATTTTACCCCCGCCATTTTGTTTGCCCATACTACGCCGTTGTGTTGCTTTACGTACTCCCACGATCCCTTGGTGCCGTCCTTAACTTGGAGGCGTGACGGGATTGTGTTGCCCCAGTAGTCACTGGCGCCCTTGAGTCCTAGGAGGCACTTGCCTGCCTTTATTGCATCCATCATAGTCCGGCCATACGATCCCTGCAGTGACCACATGCCACTGTTAATCGCACGCTGTATGGAGGCGTAGTAGTCTGCCTCGCTGATCTCTTCGTCAAACTCGATGTTGTTTACGTCTTCTAATGTAAATGTCATTCTGTAATCTCCTCGTCGTCAAATTCAAAGTTAATGGTGCGACTGCAACACGTGCACTTCTCTACATATATAAAGCCATTGTTGCTGACTGCCTCCGTCCTCGCCCCATCGTAGGGGCAGGTAAATGGTTGGTCGCTATCTGCTATAAAAATGTCGGTCATTCATATACTCCCAGTTCGCCTGCGTTAATCCACTCTGCGTAGAGTCCGTACTTGTTTAACGTCTCAGTGATCAAAGGGTTGACACCAAACTCCCAATCTGATCCGATTGTCTGCCCGTCGTAATAGTCCGCCCACAATGTATCGCCGTACTTCGGGTCAAAGTTATGCTCGGCGCTGATCTGAAAGTTCTTAATGTCATAGCGCTCGTATACGGGTGCGTTGATCTTTTTGAGTGCGTTAAATGCTAGTCTGTGTTTGCGTGTCATATCATCCTCCAAATGCGTCTATGTAATCGGCGACAGCGTCTGCCTCCGTCTCGTCTTTTGTAAACCACGATGGCTTGGTGTCTATCACGTCCTGTGCCTCTTCCGTGGTAAACGTGTAGCCTAGGCGTTGTGCCTCTTCAATGATTTTGTCTAAGTTCATTCTACCTCCCCATGGCACTCGATGTTGGTCTCGACGTCGGCGTATTTGTCGCCCACGGGATCGTGCACGCCGTCGTTGTAGAGCTCCCACAATTTCTCTTCTGCCTCTTCCCGACTGTTTGCCTCAATAGCTACGTCCAGTGAGTATCTTGTAAATACTGTTAGGTTATATGTTGTCATTCTGTTTCCTCCTCATCTTTAACGTATTCGTTTTCTAGTTCCTGTAAATACTCGTCAATGTACTCAATGTACGGAAAATCTGTGCGAACTTCGCTAGTCCCGTCGCTCCAGTGGATTAGTAATTCGTGGCTGACAACTTTCATACTGCCTCCTTTGTTGGGTACTCAATCTTATTAATTACATACTCCATCATGTCGATGGCGAGCTCACGCTTGATCTGCTCTTCCATGTTGGTGGCGCTAAAGCCACCCGACCATGACGACTGATTAGAGCGTGCTATGCCCTGCAAATACCTGAGAGCACGCATTGGGTCTTCAATGTCATTGATCACGTTGAAGAGCTCTTCCTGATAGTCGTGGTAGAACTTCTTTGCCAGTTCACGCACGCCGAATTGTAAGTTTGCCATATTACCTCCTGTTAAGTTTTTTCAATATCTTTTACAACTTCTGTAATACTTCCTTCAAAAAATTCCCAATCAGTTTCATAGGAATCGTTTTCAATCCCTGCAACCATGATTAAATCTTTTGCCTGATCTTCGTCATCGGCCTCAACTTCAATTTCAAAATACTGTTTTCTAATCATTACTCCGCTGTATATAGTCATTTCACACTCCCAAATCTTCAATAACAATTTCAAACTCTTCCTCTAAATCCTCGATTTCTTCATCGGTCAAATTCTCATAACATGGGGTAAGGTCATAATCCCACCCACCTTTACCTTCATCATCTAGGTCATACCAATAAGTGACCTCAATCTTTGTGCCATCTACATCAACGATATAAATCGCGTTTACTGTCTTTGATATTAGCACTGGATCTTTGATTCTCATATTACACCTCCCAAAATTGGATTGTTGGATCGAGTTTCTGTAACTGCTCAGCGACTCGGATTAAATTATTATACCTGCGGTTGACCTCGGCACGTGAGAGCTCGCCGTCCATGGTTAGGTTCTCGGGGCTCAACTCGTTGTCGATGCGCCGTGCTAGGCGCTGACGATCGCTCTCGTTGCCTAGATCGTACTGGCGGTGATTGAACAAGGCGCTCCAGTCATTGGCCTGCTTTACATAGTTTTGTAATGCTTTCATTGTAGTTCCTCCATCCATTGATTGTAATCCCGTGCGTTGAAAAATGCAAGGGCCTCATCTTTACTGTCAAACCATTCTTTTGATACGGCACGAGCGTACCCGCTCTGCACTGCCCACACGTCGTACTTACCGGCGCCCAGTGGGTCCATGCGCACCTCAAACTTTATATCCCCTGTCGGGTTCCAAATCTTTGCGTAGTTCATAATCTCTCCTGTTGATGTGATTATTGTACTGGGTCAGTGGCTCATAGACTGAGCTATACACTGGGCCAGTAATCGTCACTTGATCCGCTCTCAACGACGTCGTGTTGCTCACACTCGTCGCTCAGGTACTTATAGTCCCACTCGAATGGGTGAATCTCCCACGCCTTTTCGATAGCCTCGTCCTTGGACTCAGCCTCAACCTCACGCACCAAAAATTGGGTGCGTGCTACGATTACTTTGTACTTAGTCATTTTTTGACTCCTAAAATGTGTATTTTGGGTTAACACCGGCATCTTTTTGATACTGGTTCCACTGGGCGTTAGCCCTGAAATTGGCGATGCGCCACACCTTTTGCCAGTCGGCGATGCGCTCATCGGCGCAAAAATCTTTGATGGCTCTCTTTTCGTCGCCACAAAAATCCCGAGTGTTGATAATTAAATCGACTGCGTTGTCGATTATTGCATTCGATATATAGCTCATAATATCTCCTGTTAAATAAATTTAAACTGCTCGGGGTCAAAACCACCCCATGCCTCGGCCTTGGGCCCGATGAGCGTACCCCGCTCGATGTCATGGTCGAGCACTGCGACGCAGTCCTGATCGAGCTCAGCGCAGAGCACTGTGAGCGATCCGACTGGCTCGAAGTAGGTGACGACCAAGGTCACCTCACCACGATCCTTTACGACGCCGATGTTGGTGATGCCCTTGAGGTAGCGGATAGCTACGGCCAAGGTTTGGTCGACAGTGTTCTGTTTACCTGTGAATGGGTTATCTAACCCGATGTTAATTGTCTGCATATACTCTCCTGTTAATTAGTCTATGTTAATGACTCTGCGGTCTGCTGTCAATACTAGGTGGTTGCCGAGCTCGTCGGTGCCGATGGCAAACACTGGCACGCCCCTGAACTTACCACCACGCAGGTGTTGGGCCCGATACGATAACGACAGGCCACGATCGCTGACGCCGATGTTAGTAAACCCGCCGTCAAACAGGTTGTTTAAGAACTCAATGGTCAGAATGCGGTTCTCACTGCTTTTAATCTCAGAATGTCTTGGCATATAGCCTCCGTGTTGGTTGGTCATCATCAGCGCACGCATCACGTGCGGACCGGATCGCTCCGGTTTCGACCTGCTTACTCGTAAATGATACCCTCATCTAATGCGATCTTGTATGCGTCGTCGTGACCAAGGGTTTCGACTAGCTCATAATCATCATCAATAAACTCGTACACCTCAAAACTAAACTGCTTGGTCTTGGTGTTGTATTGCAGAGTGTTGATTTCTTCTACTGACCACTCGAGGCAGTCACCTGATTGCTCAGGTAACAATCTTGCAGGTACTACTTTCTTTTGATCGATTAGTTTAAGGACTGTGAATTTTGCCATGGTGTAATCTCCTGTTGTTTGGTTAGTACTGCCTCGAGCGCACTGGTAAACAATGCGCTCTGAGCACTACTATCTTACAGCGCAGTATGTTACTGGGTTAAGTGGATATGCTAGTCCACACTCTTAGCCAAGACTATTCGGTTTGTTTGTTTGGATACCTAAGCATCCGTTGCAAATACCTACCTAACTCCTGATAGGGCTTTCTGTTGACCCCTCACCTACTTGATAACCCAGCAACATACTGCGCTGTATTGCCCACTGTTGCGACAGCTAACGCCGTGGGGTAACTCTTCGCTAGCATCTGTGCACTAGGTCTGCCACATGATTATACAGGTTGGTACTTAGTCGCCTGTTGAGTAGATTAGCTACTGCACTTCCGATGTCTCTATTGTACAGACTTTTTAGATCGAATGTAAACAACTAAATAAAATACCTGACTAAATTGTGGGGGATTACTGAACTGCAGATTGACCAACATCTCGCCCACCTCACCTCCCCGCCCTCGCGCCCGCAAAGCCTTTGTGGTGGCACCCCAGCTCCACCATGGCACGATCGCAGAGCACTTGATACCTAACCATCAGCTCGGACCAAAACGGCGCTATGGCCCGATTAGGCCCCTCTAATCGGTCAATAGGTGTTTACCCTAACAGCCGGCCATGTTAGTGAGCGCTCACTAACTTAGCAGTCGGGCAGGTCGAGTGCCAGTAATGGGGACAGAGTCGGCGCTCGGCTCGGGCTACCATGTTAGTAAGTACTCACTAACATACGAGCTCGGCTCGGTCTACTCTATGTAAGTGAGCGCTCACTGGGGCGCTAGCACTATGTAAGTGAGCGCTCACTGGGGCGCTAGCATGATGTTAGTAAGCGCTCACTAACATCGCGGGGGCTTTTCTATGATGCGATGCACCAATTTGGGTCCCGTGGCGGCCCGCCGGTCGGGGGGCCCCACAGACCGCAAGCTCGTTCCATTCCCCACAAAACTCAACTTCCTAAAATTTTTTTTTGTAAAATTTGTATAGTAAATTTCACAATGTGAAATGAAATGCGCTAAGTCCTTGATGTTTGACGGGGATGCGGGGGTAGCGGGGGTTACTTTACTCTTTTTTATATTTTTAAAAAATAAAAAATAAAGATAGAAGGAAACCTGGAATATACCCCCGCAAGTGCCGCAACCCCCGCGCTACTGCGAGCAAAATTGATAGTTAAAAACTATTAGGGCTATAACAATCAAATGTTTGCATTAGTAGATGTATGAACGAATATGTTTATCAGATCCAGGGTGCCCTAGAAGATTCCGACGGAAGGCTTAGGGGTTTTCGTGTCCTGGTCTGTGATCTAAACTACTTTGACTCTGCCGACGCGCCAATTGAAATATTGGACAAAGAGACGGTTAGGTACATTGAGTTTCGTTTAAAGGTCTGCGAGCACCTGGACATTAACCGGCTGCCCGTAGAAATCCAAAACAAAATTAGGGCGCCGTTAGGGCGTTGGTTGGACCTGTGGGTCCTAGATAATTTTTATGGCGATACTAGCAAATCAAAAAGTCCTGACCCTGGACTACTGGAAACCAGCAAACAAAATCCAGCGGGGTGATTACCTGTTTGACCGGAACGGTAAGCCGGTACAGGTAAAATTAGTACAGGAATACTTTTCAGACGACTGCTACGAGGTCATGCTAAATGACTACCTGACAATATCTGGTGACAAGCGCCTAGAATTTTTAGTGGAAAACTTTAAATACAGGGACAGGGTCATAGAGTACAAGGGATATCATCCATTTAGGCGGCCACTAAAGCCTATGAATGTAGAGACGTTGCTAGATAGTGACCTAAAAGACAAAACAAATTGTAAGATCTACTCGATTCCTACCACAAAACCGATTGAGTTACCCCACCAGACCCTACCCGTGCCACCGTTTGTCTTTGGTTTTTGGTTTGTAAACCGCAAACCTAGCAAATTTTTTACGACAACCCCGTCGACACAGGAAGAAGTAGAGCAACAGCTTAAAGATTTTGGGTACAAGGTTAAGATTCGCAAGACAATACACAACGGCTGGCGGCAGTTTACCATATCGCCGACCATAGAGTCACAGTTGGCCCCTGGTATTCCAACAAAAATACCAGCAAACTACCTGCTATCGGACAAAGAGCAACGAATTGAGCTGCTGCGTGGCATAATATTTGCAAAACCGCGCCAGTATTTGCCCAGTAAAGACCGTTTTAGGTTTTCTACCACACACTACGGCACGGCACTGTCAATTCAAGGCCTTGTTGAGTCGCTAGGTGGCAAGACTAGCCTTACATTTACAGAAAAAAATAGTACCTACACGTTAATTTTTAGAACCCGGTTAAAATTGGTACCTAATCAGGTATCTAAACCAATAAAAATACACCAAGCGCGCAGGTACATCGAAAAAATTACAAAGATCCAGCCACAAACCTGTGTTTACATTGAGACAGACGGGCCGGATAACAGCTATCTCGTAGGAGAGGGTTTTATTTCATGTCGTTAACAGCAAAACAAGAACTTGAATTAAAGAAGTTCGCACAAGCACGCACGCACTGGCCCAAAGACCAGCTTGAGGCCGCCGTCTGGCAGGTCAAGTGGCACCTACAGGCGCTACCACACCAACGGGAGCCAGAGGATGGTGAGTATGATACGTTTCTTATGCTTGCCGGCCGTGGATCGGGTAAGACGCACACTGCTAGCCACTGGATTGGCATTCGCGCTTGGATATACGACAACACCCGCTGGCTCGTCACTGCCCCAACATCAAACGATATACGAGCGACTTGTTTTGAAGGAGACTCCGGGCTTCTCCATATCATCCCCCCGTCACTTATTCGAGACTACAACAAGTCTTTGTTTGAAATCACCCTTACAAATGGATCTCTTATACAGGGGATCCCTGCCTCTGAGCCTGAGCGCTACCGAGGTAAGCAATATCATGGGGCCTGGTTTGACGAGCTGTGTGCATTTGACTACATTGACGACGCCTACGACGGCGTACAGTTTACGCTCCGCCTTAGGGACCCACGCATCTCCCGGGTCCAACAGATTATCACTACAACCCCCAAACCAAAAGAATTAATTGTAGACCTAAACGAAGGGAAAGTAGGTGGAGATGTATACGTATCAAACGCGTCGTCCTACGACAACCGAGCAAACCTTTCAGAGACGTTCTTCAAACAGCTTGAGACTTACGATGGCACTGACATTGGAAGACAAGAGATCTATGGCGAGATCCTTGACCCGGAACAGTCAGGTATCATCAAGCGCAAACAGTTTAAGCTCTGGCCGGCCAACAAGCCGACCCCAACACTGGAGTATGTCATTGCGTCGTATGATCCGGCGACTTCTGAGAAGACAATGAACGACCCGACCGCTTGCACC